GCATGGATTTCATAATTTCCCACTCTGTAAGAGATTTGTCGTGTCCAAGTTTTACAAGTTTATGTTTTGGGAAGTTGAATCTGTGTAGTCTAACATCGTGATTTTTCATGTAGAAATAATTTGGCTTTGATGTAGAACTATATTCAAATCCGTTTTTTTCATATACATTTGAAGATCGTGTAGAAAACCTCCTATCGGCGAAAGTAACGATTTTGGTCGGATTTTTATCTTTTATAAAATGTGACAACAATCTACTAAACGATCCTTTACATGAAGTTCCAATTTTATTACAAAATCTTATCAATTCATATTGATCTAAAACGGAATTACTTCCTAAAATTTTTCTTAAAGAACCAAAGGTCATAATGGGAATCAATTCATTTCCATCATACAATCCATAATGAATGTTAGATTTGTCTGATCCCTGTAAGTGGTTGTTTTTCAAGAACGTCTCCTTTTCATGAACAGTCGGTGTCACAACTAACATATCCCTCGCGTTCAAACTGTTTCCTACCATTCCAATTCTATAGAGCAACATACTCTTAATTATTTCACACTTATTCTTCCAATCATCTTCAAATACATGAATAAGTTTTATGCCAACTGCCTCAGATTTCTCCGTCTTTGTTAAGTGATAATGTTTACTTTTTCCACCCGAAATTTCGGAATGAAAATACAATCCATTTAACTCAACTGCAAACTTTAATTCCGGTAGATAAATATCTACCTCAAATGGTGGTATAACCTGTTTTGTGTTTGTTACTATTTTTCCCAAGTAATGTTCGGATAAAAAATCAAAAATTTCTCTCTCAGACTTAGATTGTGGAGGCATTTCAATTTTAGAAAGATTATCTGAATATAAATTTTTTGTGGATTCACTTATCAGCCCACCATAAGTATCCTTATACTCGGATTGAGTTATATTGTGGAGTTTTAAATGACTATTACTTAGTATCTTAAGCGGTTTATCGCAAATTTTACACACTATCCGATTTTCTCCACTAGAATTGATATGATTACTCCTCACCATCTGACACTTGGTTGTAGACCATAAATTTTCATAGTTCTGACCATACAATTCTATAAATTCACCTACTGAGAGGTTGTGGTTCTTTGTTATATGATTTGTAAAGGCTCCTGATTTATTATCTAAATCATATGTCCACCAATCACACAAACAACATACTAACTTCTTTCTCACATCTTCTTTTATATCAAATAAAGAACCGAAACCTTCTCCATCAGAAAGAACAGCGGAGTGTGACATTAAATGTTCCGTGACAGCTCCAGATAAATTCTTTATATCCTTTGTTTCCCAACCACAGTCTTTACAGACCATGATTTTTGTTGGGTCGTTTGGAGTTCTTTTAGACCTAGATTTATTGTAGTCTATGTCGGAGAACTTACAGACGTTCCCACAATAAGTTCTATGGTCCGATATTTCCTTTTTACAAATTTTACAGTTTTTCATTTCACTCCTATCCGTGGAATAATTATGTATCAGATTTTTAAAAAGTGAAATATTTTAAACATGGACATGAAAAACCCGACAGAGTTTCCTCGGTCGGGTTTTTCTAACTAATCCCTAAAGATTAGACGTAGTTCAAGTCGGCGATGAGAATTTTTCCATAAAATTCCGGACGAACAACTTTCTTCGCGTATCTTGTCATTACTCCACGACGTGGCGTGAAGTTGATCGGGTCATACACAAGCGGTGTCTGAACGAGCGGAACATATGGGCTGTAAACAGCACCAGACTCCAAGAAGTTAGAACCACGGAATCCGACGAGGATCTGATTCTCAACCATGTATGGGTTCTTGTAAACCTGGAAGCGACTTGCGAAGCTACCAACTTTGCTTACACCCATTGCGAACTTGGCGCTGTCACCATCGGTTCCAACAATGAATCCAGGGATAGACTCAAGGATGGTTGCGACATCAGGGCTTACGACCATGAAGTTAGCACCACCACGGAGGGTCAACTGGTGAATCTTGTTGCTGGCACGCTGAATCTTGTTACCAAGAGTCTGGAACCAGGTTGACTTGACATACGCTGTACGGTTAGCAGCAGAGTCTTCAATACGTGTGAACACGGCGTTTCCGTTCGAGTCAATCGTCTTGGTGAACTCTGTTCCGATCTTGGCACTCCAAGCTTCGGTTGTCTCACCAGGAGCTGCTGTGAGTAACATGTCCAAGATTTCGAGGTCGATTTCCATCGAGACATACTCGCTCAACAGAGCGGTCAATTCTGCCTCAGCGTCAATGCTGTGGTAGGCGTTCAAGTCTTGAGCGAGTTCTGGGGTCCAGACTGCTTTCAACTTACGGGTCTTAGCGACGATAGGTTCGCTCTTGAGTTCAAGGTTGACCTCAGGAATACCAATCGTGGAGAGACTGTTTCCACCGGTTGTGTCTTCAAAGTCACCACGGGTCGTGTCGGTTGGCTGCTTGCTTCCGGATACACCCATTGCCGCAGCGGACGCTGTGCAAGCCGAAGCCGTCACAACTGCCGTGAGGTAATAGTTAGGGGAGGCTGCCGTTCCGGCATTGTATACCTTGGTGAAACGTGGGAGCACATACGAGTCAGCAGACTGAGATGTGAAGGTGAAGCTGCGAACAGCGTTCAAGTCCCAGTTTCCACCGTTGGCACCAATGTTCCAGGTCAACGTCTTATACTTTCCTGCAGCTACGCTGGCGGAAGCATCGGCGTCGAAGTTTGTGTCGGCCCAAACGGTTGTCGCATCGGTAACAGTGATTACGGATGAGGATGGGTTAATCGTGTAACTATATTCACCAGCACCGTAAAGACCGTTCACGGCGGAGTCGGTTGAACCGAGCTTCTTCAAAGTTCCACCGAAGAGAGATTCTCCGGAGGTCTTTCCACCACGAGCGTTACCATACTTGAAATCCAAGTAGAAGATAAGTCCGCTAGGAAGATTCATCGGCTGAACACTGACGAATTCCTTAGCAGCGATTTCAGCAAACACACGGCGGACGAGAGGGAGAGCAACGCCTGCCCACTGTTCGCTGTTGGTGCTTGTTCCGGTGGAGGTTGCCTCGGAAATAAGCTGTTGAGCCTGATTTTCGAGAAGCACAGACATATTTGCTTTGTCAGTGCCAGACAATCCTTCAAGCAAGCCGGTCTTTTCCCACTTGCCCTGGAGTTGACGAGTCTCTTCAAGAAGACGAGACATCGGATTTGAGTTGTTTGTCAATAATGACTTTACATTTTCCATATATTTGTTTGTTTTTACCGAGTTTACGTTTTTATTTTACTTCTTAATACCAGCGAGTTTTTGGAATCTCGAAGCCATTTCGTTAACCGGTGCCGTGACGATCTTCTCGACCGGCTTGGTTGTTCCAACAGATTGTGACGCGAAGCCTTCAGTAATCGCCTTCTTGGCCGGAGCCTTGACTTTACTGAAATTTAGTGCCTCTGACAGATTATTGAAGGCGAGCTTGACTTCACGAACGGACTTAGCCAAGTCGAACGATTCAATAATTTTCATTTTCTGACTCTGATTCAATGCGTGTGCTTTAAATATTTTATTTGTGTAAAGCAATTTAGCATTCAACAAATTCACTTCATTTAGTTGTTCACGGAGGAACTCGATGGTCTTTAGTGCCTCTGACAACTGTTCCTTGTTTTCGTCTACTTCACATTTCTCTTCCTCTTCCTCTTCCTCTTCCTTGGATTCAACGACAGGAGCAGCGTCTTCCTTGACATCATTCAATTCAGCAAGAAGTTCTTCCAAATTGATCTCATCGTCGCCTTCACCGTCTTTTCCGAGGTCAACAACATCTCCCTCAGGAGCGACCGGAGCGTCAGCAGGAGCTGCTGGAGCATCCGCAGCAGGAGCAGGCACGGCAGCAGCATCACCTGCAGCAGGCAACTGTCCAGGAGCGACCACCAATGCTGGGGCCTCTACCGTTTTTACGTCGCCAAGTCCCTCAATCGGTGTAACTGCCGGAGCAGCAGGAACAGCCGGAGCATCGGCTGCTGGAGCATCGGCTGCTGGAGCATCGGCTGCTGGAGCATCGGCTTCTGGAGCATCGGCTGCGGGAGCATCCGCTGCAGCAGGAGCATCTTCTACATCATCTTCCCCATCGGCTTCCTTTATATCAGAATCCAACTCTTTCAAAATCTGGTCAATTTCATCAGATGTTACAGTTACATCATCCGATGAATGTGCATCTGCGGATGGAACAACTTCACCGTTGTCATCTTCTCCCAACTCTTCTTTTAGTTTAGCCCCCAACATGGATTTGAGTTTTGGTGTAAAAGCTTCCTCGAGCAGAGACTTTGCGTTAGCGAGTGCAGTGGCACGAACGGCTTTAGCGTCGGCGATTGCCTCTTCAAATAATTGTGATTTCATAATTTTTTTGTGTTATTGTGAAGTTATTAAGAACTTCAAGAAGGTAAACCGTCTACTATCAACAACATATAGGATAATGTTGTATTATGAGTATAAATATGTAAATTTTTTGAAAACGATAAAGTTTTTCAAAAAAAGTAAATTATCCGTTGATATCGAAATATCGCTCTAACACTCTGCCCATATCTTCATACAAAGCTTCCATCTGGTGTTGACGGGTTTTTGCTTCTTTTGCAAGTTTATTGAAGGATTCATTATACTTCTTCAATTCCATCATGTTTCTTTTAACCGTCGTCTCTTCGATGAAATCCCCACACTCGTTCAAAGCATACGCCTCAGCCAGTTCAGCAATCTCTTGGAGATGAGAAGCAACCTCGGCAATATCCTTCTCTCTGTATATAGATTTACCGTATTCATTAAACTGAGCCACCATCGAAGACAACTTCTTCTTTTGTTCAACTGACAGCCTCTTATCCATGCTGCTTGTTTGGAGTTCTTCGTTCCTCATAGGCGGTGACTGAACCGGAGATCCAGACGTGATTCCCTCCACAATTTGCTTTAATTTAATCATACGTTCAATAAATAGTTAGAATTTTTCAAAAATGTCGTGTATCTTGGTCAATAGAGAACCATTCTGTTTAAACCTAAGTGTAGGAAGAGATTTTCCGTTTTCCTCGTGTTCAAGATACCATCCGTCTTTTTTCTTATAGACAATCAACTTCAAAGACTTTTCTTCTCCATTCACAACGTCAGTGTGTTCAAATTCCATTTTAAACATTCCATTAGACTCAAACCCAAGATCGTTCAATCCGTCCCATTCGTGAATCTCCCATTCGTCTGGAGACAACATATCTGTTTCTACCAGACGATTCATACCAAATATGTTCATATCTGATATTCCTTTGTTATGGTGTTTATTACATTAAAAAGCAACGACGGATCGCTCGACTTGGATGAATCAGAGAATGGTCTACTCACCTTTATTATTATTTCGTCCCTCTCATCTTCTTCGTCTTCTGGGACATCTTTTAAATCCGTAGAAGTCGAAACGTCTGTGGGTTTTCTAACTGAAAAAAATGCGATATACCTTCCCTGTTTCTTGACCACTGCAAGTTCTTTATTTCTATTGTTTGTCATCTCCGTGGAACTGAAACGGAGTTCGTTTTTCAACTTTTTGTAAGGCTTTGAATCGAGAGTGTCTAGTATATCAAACTCTTCCTGTTCAAAATCCTCACCCCGATTTTCTGGTTTTGATACATACTCATCAAAGTCGTCCTTCGCCGATATGTTCTTTACGATTGGGTTTTCTACCGCTTCACGCAAAATCGTTCTAATGAGTTCGGATGTAATATCCATAGACTCTTTAGTTAGACGAATATCTGATTTGTTTGACATTAACGTATTTCGTTTAAAATATCGTGGACCACTTCTTCGACTTTGACCCACTTGTTTGAAATAGGATCTAGGACCGGTGGCTGGGATTGGCAGGATTCCTGGAGCTGTCCGTTTGGAAACATGAACGCTCCTATAGTTGATGGATTGCTTACAAAATCGAATGCAATTAATTCAAAATCATCATCTACTCGAACGGTGCTTTCATTGACCTTTTTAACAGACCCTAATCCCCGACTTGATATTCCAAGAGTTATCCCACAATTAAACAATTCCTTTAAAATGTTACCACTCGGAGTGGTCAGTATCTCAACTTCACCATTTAAATCTGACCCATCCCACCACATTCTAACTATGTTGTGAGAAACGTTTTTCAGATTCACAACCGAACTCTCTGGGTGATCCAACTCTCCCATAGCCCGCTTTTGTTTTACAAAGTTTTCCTCATACTTCTTCGCTTCTCGTTGTAATATCTCAAGAGGATACACACGACCATTCTGATTCTTCGCCTCGGCACGTTGTAATACGCCGCTTACAAGAAGTTTTTTAGCTCCACCCTCAACACCTTCAGTCAAACACTTTGACTTTATGTTGAACTGCATGCACTCAAGAAGTAACGGTTTTTTTTGATTTGTATCATTCATATTACTTCGCGATGGCTTTATCCAATTCGGTTGATGGTTTACTTGGTTGAGTCGCCTGTCCTGCAGGATTACTCTTAACAGGATTTTCTTTTGCTGGTGTGGCTGCAGCTGCCGACGGTTGAGTTTTCCCTCCCGAATCGCTGACTATTTTGATGGGGACGGTGACATCGACAAAATACTGCTTCTTATCTTCTCCGGTGATTATAAGTTGGTAGTCGTCTTTTCCATACCAATCCTCGACGGCAACATCCACGGCTCGCAAAGCATATTTTGTCTTAAACTGTCCATATCCTTTGCTTCCCTGAACTTCTATGTTCTTTCCTAGAAGTTTTTGTTTTAGAGCAGAAGAAAATTTTTGAGATATATTAACCTCGGCAGCAGACAACGTTCTCCTAAACGCATTGATATCCTTTGAAGAATCATACTCTACGTCTTCCAATAAAACTCCAGATTCTTCTATAGACTCTCCATCGTTGTTAGATTCGTCTTCGGCACAAACTTTGAATCCAAGTTTTTCCGCATAAGCCGTGGCACGATTCTTTCCACCCTTGCGAAAAGCAAATGGGGTAGAGTATCCAGCCACACTTGCCGTTGAAGTCATTTCATCAATGACTTCTTCCACGAGTTTTTTGATTATACTGTTTAAGTCTTTCATTGTCTGAGAACGTTATTTACTTCTTTAAGTAACTCGTGTGACATCAATAGAAGCATCACATGACCATCTTTGACTCCACGTTGAACATTTAACGAACTCAATTGATTTACAACTTCCATGATTTTTATTTGAGTTATCTTGGAATCTACCTTTTCACAAACTGCCGTTAGATCTGAACGAAGTTTCTCTCTTTCCTTTATAACGAACGTGGAAATCGAATTCGTGTTGGAAATATTGTTAATGTATTCCCTCAATATGGATTTCTGATCGGAGTTCAGAGAATCATACTTTTTGTTCAAATTATCTACAAGAAACTTATATGCCAACAATCGAATATCCTCACTCTGTTTCTTATATTCTTCCAACAAAACGTCCTCTTTATTTGTAGTCTGAGAATTTTTTACCTTTACCAGATTTTCTATCAAGAAATCCTTAGCTTGAATTACTTCAGCGATATCAAACCTATCTGAACTAACGTGGCTTTCAAATACCTTGAAAGCCGACGCATAGACCTTGTAATTTTTTATAGACGATTTTAGAAAACTCTCAATTGGATACGTCTCTTTTATCTCTTTTATCAGATCATATTTCTCAGAGTTTAACTTTCTGTTATCAAGTCTATCTCTGGCCTTCAATACGACATCTAAAGCCCTCGATGCTTTTTTGTCATCCAAAAACTGTTCATTTACTATGAAGTTATAAAGTTGCCACTCCTTTCCAAGTTCAGTGGATTCCTTAAAATACTTGAAGAGAATTTCTTTTGCTCTTGAATCTTTTTTATCCGAGAGTATCTCAGCGGTAAGCTGACGGGTCAGCAATTCAAACAATATTCCTGTATTTTTGAATTTCGAGTGTTTTGATTTTTGCATATTGTCGAGTTTACCTCAATTTATAAATATGTTTGTATTGAGCAAAATTTAATAAATACTTCACTATTTACCCTTTTATATCAGAATGATTATCTAATATATTTGATTCATCCAGTAGAGATTTGGGTTTGCCCGAAGCAACGGATTCCTTAATTAGAGACTTTTTATTTGATTCTACGTCAATTTTAAGAAACTTCTTAAGCCGAGTAACATCAACCGACTCTCTTGCCAGTGGGCTTGACTTCGCAAACTTGTGTCTTATAGGATCCGTCCTGCTCGTGGAATTATTTTCTAATCTTCCTAAAGGATCTTCTCCAAACGGATAATCCGAAGCCTTCTTTATTCCAGCTTGAGAGGTTCTGGGTTTCGCCTTTTCGGTGAGTGGCGGAACCTCCTTTTCATCAGATGAGGCCTCCCCTTCTGCGCCGGCCTCATCCGCACCTGGCTCACCCTCATCCGCACCTGGCTCACCCTCGTCCCCAGCTTCGCCTTCCGGAGAGAACTCGTCTCCCGCGCCAAATCCGCCTCCTGAACTGCTGCCTCCGCCCATAGAAGGTTCGTCTCCGCCGGCCACGTCTTCCAGCTCTCCGTCTGCATTAACTTTTTGAAGAGACACAGCAGGATCGTTGCCCTCCTCTTCAATCTGTTTAGATCTCCACATCTGTTTGACATCACCTATTACCTCGTTTTTCGACGTGAGAATGTCATCATCAGACATATTGAATATATTTTTGTATATCCAGTCTTTGGAGAAAAGTTTGTTCTCCATCATGTCCTTAGCAACACCGACTTTATTTCCCCAAATATCGATCTTCTCCTTTTCAAATATAGTCGACGGGTTTGTGAGTTCCAGAGAAAAATCCACCAAATTGGCATCCGTGTAACCCTGAGAATACAGATGAACCACAGCAACTTTTGTCAGTTCTGACGTAAGTATCTTTTGTATCCTGTTTACAGTCCTAGAAAATCTGACGTCTTCCGAAGCAAGCGTAGCCTTTCCGCTTAAGTCTTCTTCATATCCCAAAAACGCCTTCGGAATTTTCAATGCGGCCATCATCTTATTTCTAAGATACTCAATATCCTCGGTTCCAGTGAATTCCATTCCTCCGAGGGGTTCTATACTTGTTCCGCTATCACTTCCACGGACGGGAAGATAAAAATCCTCCACCATATTCTGTAGATTAAATCTAAGATTATAGTCTCCTGTGTTTTCATCCATGTATGGGATCTTCTTCATTTTGGATATCGTTCTTTCCATGAAGTTGTCTACTTCAGATGGAGGAATGTTTCCAACGTCTATTTTGAATACACGCTTATCCGGCGCTCTCATTATTCTGTGAATAAGCATCGCGTCTTCCATCAAACTCAATTGCTTCCAAACACGTCTGGCACCTTCAATCATGGATTTACCATACGGCAAAAAGTTACTATCGGATATCAATCTAAAATGAGCGATTTGATAGTTTTCAAGTTCTTCCATTACTCCTGCTGGTGTGGTCACCTGGTAACGGACATAATTTTTATTTAGGGGATCGGAGTTTTCTACTCGAACAACATTGTAGGCAGAAATCGGTTCAACCAAATACACACCATACTCTGGAGAAATGTTCATCTTTAAGTAGAAATCTCCATACTTGCACATATTCCTCGTCCAAGACCAGAGGTTAAATTCTATGTTCAGAATATCGTAAAACAGATTTTCCAGTATTTTCTTTATGTTGTTATCTGACGCTTTGATGTTGAGAACAAATCCCATCTCATTGTGGGTCAGACACTCGTCCGCGTAAATATCCAGAGCCGAGGCTATGATTGGATCCATATCCATAGTATCGTAGTCTCTAAAAAGCTCCAGTCGCGACGCTTGATACGCCAGATTAAAATCACGACCATACTGATTGTATCCGGAAGTCCGAATCCGATTGAATCTATCCCTTAGAGAGTTTCTATCCGTTGCATATTGAACCTGGTCAGTATCCTTTATCTTAAGCATCTTTCCACCAACGTTTCTTACAATTACGTCGGTCGAAAAAAGTCTTTTAAGCCTCGAATAAAGACTACGAGACTTTAAATCGAGAGGTTTATCTGAATCAATCATAGTTTACTGTGTGTTGATAAATAGTGTGGTGGTGTTATAATAACCACTTTAGGTCTTCGTTTCTTCTAGCACCCGGTGAAGTAGTGAACGTAGACCCGGCGGGTGATGGCATAGACCAATACTCTCTGCCTCTATCAACCGAACGTCGATAGACCGGTTCCCCTCCACCGGTTTTATTTATTCCAGACAATAACGCTTTTTGATACTCCCCCGAATCTGCCCTCAATCGGAGAGCCGTGTCACGCACCCACAACCCCACTCCGAGAGATGTAACTAAATCGTCATTGTACCCGACCATTGCCTCTGCCTTTCCACCGTTCCATATGAATACCGAAAGCTCCTCATATAGACGGACGGAGTTTGTTTTTATGGATTTATCTCTGAAATATGTTTCCAACTTTGATACTATAAGCGGTCGGGTCCTAGTAGTAGTTGTGAATCCCGGAACCATATTCTTTTCTTGACGGTTTAGTTTATTCGTTGTTTGTCGCTCAAGATCAACATATTGAAGGTCAGCGCTGCTATAAAATGTATTAGGATACCCTATATCAATTATTTGTTGAAGGGTGGCCCACCCCACATTGTTATTTTCTACCACCAAAATAGCATTATTGTATTCGGAAGCAATGCTCACCAGAAGATTTCCATACCCCTTCGTATCTACAAGCCCCTTGAATTCTGCAACTTGTTCCATACTTTGCATATCCAACACATGAAACGCAGACTTGTCTCTTCCGTCTCCACGAGCAACGTCGGCGCATACCAAATATGCACGAGAATAGTCCGCCGGCTTCCATATCCAAAGTGATTGATCTACCCATCTTCGTTCGATGGGGTCTTCTATGCCAGCTGACTTTACCCACTTTAAAGTGTCTACGTCTAGGACAGTGTGACCGGTAGTTGTGAAGTCACAATCACACTCTTGAGCCGACCCCTTTACGCCCAGTAACTCAGTCTGTTCATCTCTCCACTCCTGAGTTCTCTCGGGGTGGAGATGCCAAGGAAGATTTATGGTGTTGAATTTGTTTTCCTTCTGTTCCGAAGCAACCCATGTTTTATGAAAGAAATTTCCTACACCATTTGGGGTGCTTAGAATTATGGCCTTTCCTCCCGTGGAGAGAGTCTGTTGTGCCGACAACCAAATTTCTTCTATGTTATCAATGAATGCTGCCTCGTCAATGATTAGAAGAGACAATGCCGAAGAACGGCCCGCGTCTCCTGACGAAGACACCGCCTTTATCTGAGATCCGTTTTTTAGTCTGAGGGAAAGTCGGTTATCTTCAATGCACGGTATCTTTAACCACGATGGGAGATTGTTGTTTGCAAACCTAACCCGGGTAACAATTTCTTTTGAAGTCTCCTGTTTGATGCTTATACAAAGAATATTCTTGTCACTGTGAAAGACCATTAACCAGAGAGAATACGCAGACGTCAGTGTGGTGATGCCCATCTGACGTGACTTCAATATGATATTATAATCGAAGTCTACGAGATTTTGTAAAGCAGATTCTTGAAATGGATATAAGTCGAACGGAATCGTTCCCTTCAACGGATGTTGGATCTTCACATACTTCTTCATAAAGTATATTGGATCCACGAGACACTTTTTGTATTCCTCGCGTATTACATCCCGTATGTTTATTTTATTGTCACTCATTTTTGGACGCTAGTTCCTTCAGTGACTTATCTATTCTTTCTAACGCCAAATCACACTCTTTCAAATCTCGTTCAGCATCCTCCAAAACCATAGCTTTTGTAGTATCCTTCCAAACATCCTTGCTTCCATCCTCGTTAAAGTATATGATATCATCAGTGGTGGTTTTCAGATGATGTATGGTTTCCACAAGTTTCGCTCTAAAATCCTCAACCTTCCCCTTCTGAAATTTCAATACCGTTTCGATCTCATAGTCGCGAAACTTTCCTTCAAGTTTTAACTTAGATTCAAAATCCACGTTACAGTCATAACATCTGCCGGTTCTAGGAAACACTCTGTCGTCCAGATAATTTCCCCATTTCATGTCCCGTTTGCACATCGAACACAAAAGAGAGCTTGACTCGGAGGAAACCTTGCCTAATTTATTTACACGTTTCTTGTAACCATTCTTTTTAATCCACCTTTTACCGGTAGAATCTTCCCAGGTTTCACCTTCTTTTCTGGACTCCAAGTTAGAATCCCATCCAACTTGAACGAATGGTCTTTCTCCTGCAAGATATCCCCTAACAATGTCTATGTTACTACGATTTTTTGCGTGACTCATAATATAACTTAAAATTTGACCCCATATTTAATTAGTGTCTCACGAGCGTCGGCGACCATATTTTCAAAATCTTCATTATTTTTAATTCTGTCTATAATGGATTCAAAGTAATCCAAATCGGATGGTTTAGCCCCATTGCCCAATAACAATACTGCTATTTTTGACGGATCTTTAGTTATGGTGGTTCCCGTATCTCTGTCAACAAGACCGTTTTTATAAGACCACTTCATGTTTTTAAACTTGGCTATACTGGCGAGGAGAACGTGACGATGCATCCCCTTGTATTCTGAGTTTTCCTTCCCTCCCTGTAAGCTCCATCTCATCCATGTCGGATCGCCGAACATAAAATCGGTTTGAACGAACCCCCGTTTAAAATCACCCTGTATAGGTGTTTTAAAATGAACGGAATCTCCTGTCTTCTTTACAAAATCCTTCGGATTTAATTTCTGTGACACTATCCAGTTTGTAAGAATCTTTGTCAACCCATCCTTGGTGATTGTCTTTTCGTCTACCGCTAAATCCAAATCTCCGGAAGATTCCTTTTTTCCTGTTGTTCCCAATAGATTATCCACAAGTGGCAACGACGTAATTGATTCGAGCCACTTTACCGTCGGAATAACGTCAAGTTTTGATATTCTACCGGTGGCCAATGAACCGTCTTCGGACTTAAAAACGTTCCCTCCTTCAAAAACCAAGGATTCTTTCCTAATCACTGCACGATTTGCTGCGGTGAATCCTGACCTAGAGACAAATTTTATGTTTCCCTTTGGATGAGACAAGACATACCCCTCACCCCCAGGAATCTCTCCTATAGAAGCCCTCACAACCATAGAATTTTTATCGAGATCCGATATTATGGAATCTTTTATATCCATTATTTCCGAAACTATGAACCACAGCGAGGAGAATCCACGAGAGTTCTTATTTACATGATCAATCACGTTTTTCTTTTTTGAACCACTAAACTTTTTGTTATCTGACACCCAGTTAACAAAGTCTTTGCCTAGATCGACGAGACCTGTGTCGACTTTGTTGTTCAGATATGTGTAGAGAATCTCGGGAAAATCTGAAATTTTACTGTCTGAAAGCGTCTTCTTGTGTATAAGAGAACTTATGTCTTTTCCATGTTCTTTAATATACACGAGGAGCGACTTCACTCGCTTAAAATCTATTTCAGACTTAGCCTCAACCGATACGGGAGGGATTACACACAGACCATCCCCCAAAAAAGAATCAAGATCTTTTTTATTTACGGGCGTCACGTTTCCATTAAAGTCGAGTTTTCCGTGAATCACCACCCCAGCGGAACTTCTGGATATTTTCTCTCCGAGGTGTGACTCTCTCGATACTTTGTAAGTCACTATGTTTGGTTTGAAAACAAAATCCCCATTTGAATCGGTAGAAAGTTTTCCCATGTAAAGCAAATCTCCAAAGAAATATCCTGTGAAATTCTTCGGAACAGATTTTTCAAACACATTAAAAGAGTTCGCCATATTTCTTGCGAAAATCTTGAATGATTCACTCTTTTCTTCAGCAGGCGTGCCGCCTCTGTTCAAAAGCATCGACTCCAATTCTTTAGGCGTTTTACTTTTACCATCGTAACCCTTCGCTGAAAAACCATTCTTGTCGGTGAATACAAATTGACCCAGTTCGTTTCTACCAAACACCACGGCGGGAGAACCGTCCCATTTTACAGTAACGTTTTTACTATTTCCTTTGGCTGAATCCATTAATGATTTTACGGCACGAGTTGCTCCTGAAGGACCTTCCCAGAATATCAAATCCTCTGCGTGTTGTATTCTGGCACCTTCTGTCACCAACAGGTTTGACATACATTCATTAACAAGATCTAGCAAAAAGTCTTTCATTGTAAATACATATAGAATTGATTTATTATACGCTTGTAAAATATGGAATGTAAATTCTGGTTCCATTCAAAGTTGCCGTCAAGTATCCTGCCACCGTAGGCGATCCAACAGGAGCAACATCTTCAGTGTAAACCAAATGACTGCTGGAATCGGAGTTATTTGATCTATAAGCAAAACTTGAACTTATAGCCCAGCTTGAAGACAGAGATGACTCGGCTCCGCTTGATGAAAGTGAGCTGCTTGCTTTATAGGCGTAGCTCGAACTTATGGCCCAGCTTGAAGACAGAGATGACTCGGCTCCGCT